ACGCGTCTGGAATCCAGATTCCGTAAAACAGGTCTCTTGCTCTCAATGATTCATCTCCATGATTTTTTTTAAGTTCAAGAAGGTCTACAATATCGGCATGCCAAGGTTCTAGATAAATAGCAAAACTTCCATTGCGTCGTCCACCACCTTGGTCTACATACCTAGCCGTATTATTAAAAACTCTAAGCATAGGTACAATACCATTAGAAGTACCATTTGTTCCTCTAATATGACTTCCGGTAGATCTAACATTATGGATATGAAGACCAATACCGCCTGCCCATTTAGAAATTTGGGCACAATCTTTTAATGTACTATAAATACCACTAATACTATCATCTTCTAATGCAAGTAAATAACAGGAACTGAGTTGTGGTTTGATTGTACCGGCATTAAATAATGTTGGAGTAGCATGTGTAAAATATTTTTGTGACATTAAATCATATGTTGTTTTAACCTTTACCATATTATTACCGTGAATACCTAGTGCAACCCTTAACCATAAATATTGTGGTCGTTCAACAATTTTTTTATGAACTTTCATTAAATATGCTCGTTCTAGTGTTTTAAATCCGAAATAATCGATTAGATTATCTCTATCATGAACAATCATAGATTCCAATTCTTCTTTGTTTTCTTGAATGATAGTAAATATTTCGCTATTAATAATTGGAACATGTTTATTATGAATGTCGTGAAAATTATATAATTCTTCCATTGCTGAAAAAAAGGAACTAGAAGTATTTCTATGATGATTTGATATAATAATTCGACTAGCTAAAGTGTTATAATCGGGGTGTTGAACACTTAGAGAAGCACATTGTTCGGCCGTTAATTCGTCAATTTTTGTAGTATGAATACCGTCATACAATTGATCAATAACCTTCATAACAAATGTAGTATAATTTAATTTAATTTTACATTCATTACCAATACTTTTAACCCGTTTTAAAATTTTATCAAATGAAATATTTTCATATTTACCGTTACGCTTAACAACACGCATTTCTTGTTCAGTAGTCATTATAATATATATATTATTCTAATTTTAAATGGTTGTTATATAAAATTTATATAAATAAAAACTAAATAAAATATTTTTTATTTATATAGACATGTTTAAAAAGGGGATGACAATTTTAATTTTAATATTATTATTTGCATTAATAAGTATTCCATTATTCAGAAAATCATATGAAGGATTTAGTGGATTAACACCTGGTGTATATCCAATTAGCTCTGATGTACCTATATTATACGAAGATTATCCATTAAAAAATCCCATGGGTCTTTCTGACAATACATACAAAGATAATTATCCCAACTATCCTGTATTTGGGTCGTCATATGATCAAATTACAAACAATGTAAGATATTGGGAAACACCCGATAATGGAAAGTGTAGCACTGCTGAATTTTGCGGAGGATTATATAGCGATAAAAATTTAGATATACCAAAAACACCTAACAGTATTCCTTTTAATTCCCCGGATATTCGGGTTAATTACTATGGATCTCATGAATTATCATGTCCCGCTAATATCTAACGGTTCAAATTTAGTCTCTATGTAAATAATTTGATTTTTTAAATTATCTACATTAATCATACATGAATTTTTATCATTCGCTTCTAATGTAGAATTTACTTGAGAGTTTTTATTTCTTTTAGGAATTCTATGATCAAATCCAGATATTCTCTCCTGTTCTATAATAGACCATACATGTTCAATTGGTGCTATTGCATGTTTAAACCAATTTTTGTTACGAAGTACTAATACACAGCTATATTCATCTAACCACCAATAAATGTTTTTAATCCATGTTAAATCCTTATTTTTATCCATAATTGTATCTATCCATGTATTACTATCTGACTGTGACATATATAAGGGCATATATTCATAAAATGGTTTTCCATCTTTCATAAAATATACAATAATACCCTTTAGTTTATTATCATTATTGTAAGTAAAGGTTCCGTCTGAATTAAAACTATCTTCATCATCATATTCTTTGAATACAGTTTCTAGAAAATCACATTCATTTAAGTTACATGTTTCCATTTGTAGTTGCATTTGAATCCAATAGTCTTCCTTAGGTATTCCAGTAAGTTCTCGTGTAGTAGGATTTTTAATTTCTAACATTCGACCATATCTATCAGATGTATCATCCACATTTATTCCATCAGGTGATGCTCCCAAAAAGGAATATTTACTATGTTTAATACATCCATAATCTTTAATTTTTGTTTTATATAAATTTTCGTAAAATAAAATAGATACATCTTCATATTTATTACCATGATGCATCGGAGACGATGTATTTACACTATTATACTTTTCTACATTAATTGATTTACATTTTTCAACAATTAGTTGGTTAATACTAGATTGACTTTTAAATACTTTCCAAGCTGAACTAGCTGTAATAAGATTGTGTCTAAATAAATACCATTCTGGTGTTCTCTGTTCAGGTTGAGGAATATTTTCAATAATATTAATTTTTTCCTTCATTTTTGAAATGTTGGGAATTTTTCTAACATATGTATCCGGACATGAACGAAGAGGCATATATTTGGAAAAATATTTGTTTGATGATTCTTCTATAATATCAGTTAATTCTTCTTGCAATGATTCTTTTTGATTATCATTGTACATATTACTAATTGAATTATGAATAATATTATATAGATAATCATTTATATTAGTGTGAAAGTGATAATTACTTACAGATAATGGTTGGGTTTCAATAAAATGATCAATTAGATCTGCAATAGTGAGTTCCAATTCATCTATATCACATTGTTTTATAAGTTTGCTATAATTAAACAAATTGATAATATTTACTAATATTGGCAATTCACTGAATAACATTGTTTATTTGGTTGATATAATATATCAAGGATTATTTAAATCAATTTTATCTGTTATTTTTGACTTATTTCTCTTAGGAGCAAGTGATTTTAAAGTAGATGGTCTTTTATCAGAGCGTTTGAGAGTAAATTTTTTTGTTGTATTGACATAAAATAGACCAGGAATAGATGTAATTAATCCAATTTCTTTATCATAAATTACCTCTTTTGCCTTTAATAATTTTTTTCTGTCTAAGTTAGTAGCTAAAAAATTATATAAAGTTTTTTCATTCATATCGGCATTATCTTTGCAAAATGAAGTTACAAATAATTTCATCTTTTGTAACTTCGTAGTCTTATCTAATTTGGTCCATGGTTCAGATGAAAATGTTTTTTTTTCATCCTCTAGAAAATTATCTAAGTTTGATAGATTTTCAACAGTTTCTTTAACCTCGTCTGCATTACCAGATAAAAGCATAGATTTATATTTAATATTTTTTAATTCAATACATTCATTGTTTGCCATTTATATATAGTATAAAGTAAAGTTTATATTATTTTAAAATAATATAAATAAATATCAATATCATTAAGATTCGATGAAGTCAATAAACATAACTGGAAAAAGAAATATCGATAAGATTAACAAGGTTGAACGACCTGAAAGAAAAGATACACAAAACTGGAGTTTCGATGAATCATTTTATACATATAATAAGCAAATAGAAATAGTAAATAATATGTATTTAGATAATAGTCAAGAACATGAAATAGTATTGAAGAGAGAAATTGAAAAGAAAATTAGAGGCTATAGAAATCAAGATATGCAGAAAAAATTAATTGATTTAAATAAACTAATTTCTCTCGATCAAACTATAGAACTCTTAGTTGTGAGTAAGTTGAAATGTTTTTATTGCAAAGAGATCTGTAGCTTACTATATAAAAATATTTTTGAAAAAAAACAATGGACCTTGGACAGAATAAATAATAATGAAGGACATAATCACGATAATGTAGTTATTAGTTGTTTAGATTGTAATATTAAACGTGGAGATATGGATAGTGAGAGATTTAAAAAAGGAAAGGAAATCAGAATAGTTAGAAAACAATATTAATAATAATAGAAATATTATATGAGCCAATATATTTTTTTAAAATGGTCACCATCCGTATCCGAACAATTTTATGAAAAAACAAAATTAGAAGATAAACATAAGGTTATTGGGAGTGATGTAATGGAAACTATATTACAAGAAGGAAATGAATTTATTCAATCTGAAACAAAGAGAGAAAAACAATTTGAAAAAATGCACGACCGAGAAATGGTCGTACAGTGCAATTTAAATCCATTTTTATCATCAAACTATTTAGAAGATTTACAAGTTCAAGAAACCTTTTTAACACCGAAAAATTCAAACCTTGATAATAAATAAATTAATTATTAAAGTATTTAAATATTAGAATTATTATTAATATAATTATGTCTCAAACATATAATACACAAAATGACTTATTATTAAATAACTTACTAACATTTTATAAAGAAAATAATAACATGGATAAAATGTTAAAAATTATAAATGGGGATTCAAGAATTTCACTTAGAATAATAGACTGGTTTGCTACTAATTATGCAAAGAAGTATTATACAGTATATCAATTAGAAGGAACTAATAATCGGTTCAAGGTTTATAATGATTATAAATTAAAATTAAAAGCATATTCAAAGAAAAGATTTGATCCTTTTTGTAGATGGGAACGTATAACTGTTCCATATAATGAAAATTCTCACATACAAACTACTATCGGACAATTAAATTTTTTTAAATGGGTATTAGAAAATAATGTAATTGATTATATCGAACATAATTACAGTAATATTGAAAAAGATATGAATAATAGAAATAGTACATCTAAAAATAAATCAGTTGATAATAAGAATAAAACTAGAAAGAAGCGCGAAGAATTATCTGTATCGGCAACCAAAAGTATAAAAAAAGAAAAGGTAGAAATTATAGTTAAATTTGATTAATGAAGTAAAGATTTAAATATTTAATAGTATTTTAAATTAGATATTTAATAAATGGGAAATCAATGTTCAATACAAAGATTAAACTTTGAAGATATGCAACAAATTATTAGTAATCCTAATAATTATATATTAATAAATACATTATCGAGTAATTTTCAAGATTGTTTGATTCCTACTACTATAAATATATCTGATGAAGAAATGATTATTAATAAATGTTTAAATTCAGATAAGAATAAACATATAGTTATTTATGGAAAAAACTCAAATGACATGACAGTTTATGATAAATATGAACAATTAGTTAAATTAGGATTCATTCATATTTATATATATACAGGTGGAATGTTTGAATGGTTGTGCTTACAGGATATTTATTCAGATGAATGTTTTCCCACAAATAAAAAACAATTAGATATTTTAAAATATAAAAGTTTATCTAATTTGAAAAAATTATATATTACTAATGTCGACGATATTGACTAATTTATGTTAATGTATCTAATTTATGTTAATGTATCTAATGCTATATTAGCTAATTTATCAGCTTCTTTATTTAATTCTCTTTTAATATGCTTAAATTCGAGTGTGTAAAAAGACTTACATAAATCCATTACTTTATTATAGAGTGGAATTAAATTTTCAGCCTTTACTTGATATTTTCCTGTAACTTGGTTAATTATCAATTGTGAATCTCCTTTAACATTAAGAACCTTAATTTCATTTTTAATAGCCAATTGTAATCCTAAGATTAAAGATAGATATTCTGCTTCATTGTTTGACCCACCATTATTATTTGTGTCGAACTGACTTTCTATGATATTGTTATTTGAGTCTTTTAAAATGGCTCCTAATCCTAATATATCGGATGGATTTCCTCTACAGGCACCATCAAAATATAATGTGGGTATATTACTCATTGTTGTGATTGATTCATCATCTAGATAAATTATCCTTTCTCTGGTGTCATCTTCAATATTAATTTGTTTAAATATCCACTCATCAATTTCACTTATCCATTTAGTTCGAATATGTGAATTTTCATTTATACTAGTATCTACATTAGATTCAATAATCAACTTATTATTGTAATCATTTAACCATTTTTCATGATAGTTATGACATTTAACTAGATAATCCAAAGGAATGTCTTCTCCTTCACGATTTCTAATTTGAACACGAGTATTGCAAATATCTGGATCAGCCTTAACATAAATAATACCAGTTAATTTAATATCATCTAAAAACTCTTCAAACCATTTTAAATATATTTGAAATTCATCGTGTTCAATCAACCCATCGTCATAAAGCATTTGAGCGAATACATGCTTATCCGTATGAACACATCGTTCTGTAATAATAATCTTGATATTCTTCCTCTTAATGGTTTTTCTAAGTAGATTCAATCTAGATATGTAAGCCATCATTTGAAATCTAAATGCATATTTATTAGTATTTTTGTATAAGTTGGTTAAAATAGGCACATTATCACTATCTACAATTGATTTCCAATCCTCTACAGGTTCAGGTACAAAACATATAGAGTCGTTGTCTTTATAATATTTCTGTAAATCGTCATA